CCGAAGTCACGCCAAATCTTCCCCATTTAGGGAACTTTTGCAAATACTGTTTTATGGGAACTCTGCTCTGGGGAACTCCCTGCCTTACTTATCGTGTGTGGATTTTTCAGGGTGCGTCCGGCAGGGTGCACCCTGTTCTTGCGTTTAGTCCTCTAGTCCGTAGCTCCCAGCCACGTTCCGCAAATATTCTTCCGGTTCACCGTCGAGAATCAGTTCAGCATACGCCAGAGGGTCATTATAGATGAGATAGTCCAGTTCTGACCTCTGCGCCATGGTCACGTCCAGTGCATCCTCGACCCCGGTGCAGTCGATGGAGATCATTCTCCCATTCTGGAGCAGCAGCTCCACGCATCCGGTGTCCATGTTGAATTTGCAAGCTTTTGCATCGTACTTCATGTTCATGTCCTCCTAAAATCATGTTGTGGCTTATGTCGGTCAATCTATGATTTCGGATTTCATCTTCCACGGACACCTGCATTGAACTTTCCGAAGAAAACAAATAATCCGAACCCATCTCCTATCGGAAACAAGTTCGGATTATTTTTGTTTGGTCCGCCTGACGCATCAACAGACGAACTTTCGCATTTATGCTGCGCCAAAGTATTTTTTGCTTCTGGAACCCTACCGCGCCGCCGATGGTCGCCGGTCTGCGTAAACTGTAATATTTTTGTAACCATTCCGCAAATAAAAAATCCCCCGCCAGCTTTCCTTTCGGATTGCCAGCGGGGGATTTTCATTTCAGTGCAGAAGCATCGTCAGTTCATAGGCCACAAGGCCGGAAACCAACGCCGCAATTACAGCCCACCAAAGTTTGTTTCCAAATGTTCCGGGGGCTTTTTCCAGCGCGGTCAGGCGGTCGTCCTGCTTTTTGTTTTGAGCCGTTACAATTTCAAGGCTCTTGTTTGTGTTTTCGAGTTGCTGAATCGTCAGCTTGATGTTGGTGTTCATGCCATTCACCGCATCAGTCAGCTTTTCCAAGTCGTTTAGGCGGTGCGTATTGCTTCGGGCACGGTTTTCAACCGCTGTCAGGCGATGTTCCAGCTCCTCGTCAGTCATTCTTCTTGTCCTCCCCCGCCTGACCGAAGCGGGCCACAGTGGTGGTTTCGCGGTTCTTCTTTTCCATGTACGCGGCCAGCTTCTTCTTGCTGATTTTGAAGACGACTTCCACGATCCAGTCAAGGGTTTTTTCATTGATCGCCCAATCAAGCCAGTCCGGGGTGATCTCGCGCAGGGTGTCGATGACCAGCTTTTTCTTCTCAGCTCCCATCTTTCCGCCGGCAATGTTGACTTCCGCCCACTCGATCCACTTGTAGGCCGTCTTGGCGATGACGGCGCCGTAGCCCAGCCGCACCGCAAACAGGGCAGTGACAGCCACACCTACTACCATAAAGATGTAGGACAGCCACGCCGGGAATGCCATGAGGAAGGATTTCAGAATTTCCATGATGATACCTCCGTTTGTTTCTCTTTACATTTTCCAGCGGCTCTTGTTGGGCCGCGTGTCGATATGCACCCAGCCTGTCACGCGCTTCGGGTGCGCTGCATCTTTCGGGTAACGGCCAATGCCGCCGCGTCCGGGCAGGAGCTTTTCGGCGTAGTCAGCCACGGCGTTCACCGTCACGCCCTCCACCCAAAAGTCTGCGGCCCGGCCCTGAATGTGCTGGCTGTTGCTGCTGGCGCCGGGCAGGGTCGCGTTATAGGCCGCCGTCCGGTAGCCGCTCGTGATATGCACCTTCGCACCGAAATGCTCCCGGATGCACTGCAACAGCACCACCAACTCATCGTCGATCAGGATGGTATCAGATGCCTTGCAGACAAATTCCTTAACCTGAAAGCAGGGTGCCAGATAGGTCTTCCCATCCTTCTTCAAACTGTACGTCTTGATTGCCATGTTCTTTTTTACCTCGTTCTTTCTTGATCTCGTAGAATTTCCCATACGTTTGATTTAGCTTATGCCGCAAGCTCATGCACTCGCAATGGCTCAGAACACCGCGATAGCTCCCGATGGTTCTTTCAACGGATTCTTCCGTGATCTTTCCTTCCTCATATTCCGCCAGCACTTGCGACAGCCGCAGCTTAATGCCTCGGATTGTGGCGTGTCGTAGGCGGCGGTGTGTCGGCCACACCTTCATTCCTACAAACTCCACGCCCTGCTTCAATGGCTGGATGCTGGTTTTTCTGTTCAAGGCCAAATTTAGCTCCCGGCGCAGGAACGCTCCGATCTCATCCCGGATTCTGGCAAGCTCCTGCTTGTCGTGCCCGACGATAATAATGTCGTCCATGTACCGGATATACCAGTGGATGTGCAGCGTGTGTTTCACAAACTGATCCAAGGTATCAAGGTATATATTGGCGAACATCTGTGAGGTCAGGTTGCCAATGGGGACGCCCACGTCCTCCAATCGGCACTCCGGCGGCACCTCATCTGCGCTCATCCCCTCCGGCAAGCCAAATTTGGTTTGGTCGCTATGCAGGATCACGCGGAAAAGCCACATCATGCGCGGGTCTGTAATTTTCTTCCCGATGATCCTCAAAAGAATCTCGTGGTCGATGCGATAAAAATACTTTGAAACATCCAGTTTCAGAGTGTAGGCTGGGCCGCCCCTGTCCGCCTGTCTCATCCAATATTGCAGATGATCCAGCGCCGCATGTGCGCCCTTGCCTTTGCGGCAAGCATAGCTGTCCGGTATAAAGCCTTTGTCAAAAATAGGGAAAACGATCTGGTAAATCCCCCACTGCACAACGCGGTCAGGGTAGTGTAGCGCCATCGCCATGCGCAGCACCGGGCGCCTGATCCAGAAGATTCGGTACGCCCCTACCTTATAGGTCTGCTTCTCCAAGCGATTCTTTAATATGATGCAGTACTCCGCTTTCTTCTGCTCAAACACCAGCACCTCATCGCGGGTTCGTTTACCCTTGCAAGCATGTTTGTGCGCCAGCATCAGATTTTCAAAGTCCGCCACTTGGACGAAGATATTATTGTAGGTTTTCATTTTTGCCTTTCTGCGTCCGTGACATATTCGGCCACTCTCCACCAGATTGCCGGGCGGTGAAGATACTCCGGCCATTCTCCCCGGCGTACTGTCTGCCTTGACGCAAATTCAAATTATTCGTGCAGCACTCCCCGGCGCCACACGACGGATTCTGACCCCTTTTACCCATGTAATGCAGCCCAGACCTTTTGTTCATAAGCTGACATTCTCTTGTGGGGAAAAGCCGAGCGCCGCCCAATGTTGCCGTTGCGGTTGCCGCGCACATTGTTGAGGTTCACTTTGGAAACGCCCGCGTTGGAAGTGTTGTTCCAGCTGCCGCCCCGGATCGGGATGCGTAATTGACGGTCAGACCCCGGCGCTGTACAAAATGTACCGCTATATGTAAAAAGGCAAGCAGCCTATTTCGTCTGTTTGCCTTCCACATATTTCTTGTAGTTACCGATCATTCCGCCGATTGCCTTGGTGTGTTTGCTCCATGTTTCGTATTGGTGCATCGAGATGCACACCAGCGGTTGCGGCGGAAGCTCTGGCGTTTGGCCGTCGCCCTGCTGCTTGTGCTTCTTCTTGCTCCCCTGCTTGCGCGGTATCGGGGTTGCCGCCTCATCCAGATAGTCCCTCAAATCCAGCAGCAGGGTATCGAGTTCCCGCAAGGTATCTTTCTTGTAATACTTTGTCTGAATCTCATTGCAGAGGTGCTGCATGTCGTACATGGTATCTTTGATTCTTTTGGCAAGGCCGTACTTTTCCTCTCTCGGAAATTCCCGCAGGATTGGCTTTGCGTATTTAATCATCGTCTTTACCGCTTCTTTCAGACGGTATCCGCCATTCGATGTGTTCATCTGCTGCAATTTTTCATTTTCAATGCTATTCATATCAAGTCCCAAGGCCCTACAAAATATTGGGGCGGCTACCGCCGCCCCATCGGTTCACGGTTTACCCCTCTTCGAGGGAACCCACAAAAGCCGAGCGCCGCCCAACGCCGCCGTAGCGGTCGCCGCGCACACCGTAGAGGTTCACCGTGGACACGCCCGCGTGGGAAGAGTCGCTCCAGCCGCCGCCCCGGATCGGGACGCGCTCACCGCTGTTAATCATGTACATGTCATCGCCGCCGTAGTCGCCGCCGGGGTTCTTCGGGTACATGCCAATGCCATAGAGAATCTGCGGCACGGTAGACAGCGTGGTTGCCAGAGAGGTGAAGCCAGTGCCACGGCCAGTATCGCTCTTTCCGGTCAGGGCGTCGGTAACGAGGGTAATCTTGCTGTTGCGCCAGTCGAGCTTGATAGTGCCCGACGTACCGGGCGCCACAAGGCTGCCGTCTGCGGTGATGGCCTTCCACAGCGTACTCGATGCGGACAGGTCTGCCGTTGCCAGTGCGGCGTCGTTGTGCTGAATGATCTGGATTTCACCGTCAACAATGCGCAGACCAGCGGCCCACTCCCACGCATTGCCATTCAAATCACAAATACCGGACAGATCATTGTTGTGGCACCAGCTCACCGGGCCGCTTCCGGTCAGGGTCAGGTTTACTTTGCCGTCACTGCCATAGGTGGCCGGGATGCCCTTTTCCCATGCGTGTGCATGGTCGCAGCCATAGTTGTTGTTGCCGCGCGGCTGGAAGTCGTTGGCAAGGCACCAGAGCTGGATTGCAGCGTACATCGCGTTGGTCGCCAGCGTCCAGCCCTCGCCCTTGCTGCGGCTCTGACTCACCGCCTCATCGAAGCTGACGTTTACTGCCGGGGTCTGCATGGGCAGACTGCAAGGCACACCATTGACGAGGGTATCATGATATTTACCGAGACAGAAATAGGGCTTCTCCACGCCGTCGATCTTGAACGCAGGAAGCACCGTATCATCGCCAACGCCCACGTCCTTGTAGGTCATCTTTGCAATGGGCACCACAACGGACGGATTGCCAAACTTGTCCAGCAGCACAGTGTTTTTGCCGCCGCTGATGCCCTCAACAGCGGCCTTGAAATCAGCGTAATTCGTCATAGCTTATTGCTCCTTTCACTTAGCCAATGGCCCACAGGGTCAGAATGCAGCGGCTCGCATCGAACGGCACAGGCTCCTTGACGGTCTGCTCCATCTCGCCTTCTCCGTCCAGCGCGGGCACCTTCTCAACAGTCTCGGTATAAGCGCGGGCGGGAATGTCGATCTGTGCGGCATAGGACAGATCATCACCGCCGCCGATAACCGTAGCCAGTGCGCCGCTCCAATTACGCACCACGTCGATATGCACCGGAAAATCCTGCTCATACTTGGCAAGGTTCACCATGATCTCATCATCGCCGAAAAAGAGCTTGGAACCCACCAGTTCGTAGGCCAGCTTGGTGCCCTCATTTTTTTCGATCACCTGAATCATAACTCAGTACCCTCCATTCATGTTGTTCTCGCGGCAGATTTCGCGGGTCGTCGCGGCGATCATCTCCGCCTGTTCCCGCTGTTCTGCGCTGATCGTACCCCGGCAGCCAAAACTTTCGGCCACCTGAGCCTCATAAGCTCTGCGCTCGTCACTCTTGATAATCACATTTGCCATGTGGTTACACTCCTTCCTCCCCAGTCGGGGCCACACCGTCTTCATACTCCGGGGCCGGGATCATGCCACCCTGCACCTCCACTTCTAGGGTCACTTCCTTTGCGTTTCCGGTATACGCAATCTTGAAGCCGTTGAGCAGCTTGTCTGTGACAATGATATTGCCAGCAGTGCCCGCCGGGTCGCCGTCAAGCGCCACGCCGTTCGGCATCACCGCAGAAACAACGCGGACATTCACGGTGTAGTCGGTGTTGTTGCGCTGCTGTTTCAGTGCGATAGTCTTCTTGGAGTTGTTGGCCGGATACTTTGCCGAGTTGTACAGGTAGATGAGGTGCATTTCTCCGGTCATTGCCTCAATATCGCGGCAATGCTCATTCATCACGCGAGTATGCTCCGCCAGTAGCAAGCTGCCCTCCAAAATGCCTTCTTCCATGTGGTTGAAGTTTTCTGCGCTCTGGGCAGTACCAACGGCCAGCACCTCGCCATCTACCCGCTGGTGCGTAACCGAGCCGTCGGAGTTGGTCGATTCCATGAACCTGTTGACGAACTGCGTCACCCGGTCAACCCATTTTCTTACCGAATACATAGATACCCTCCTTATGCGTCGGCGCTCTTGAAGTTCAACGCGACGCGCAGTAATGCGCCCTCGTCGGCCTCCTCGAATGTGATCTGTTCATTTCCAATCAGTGTCTTGGTGTACATCACCTGCTTGCTGGTATCCAGAAGCGCGATCTCCGTGACGGTGCCCCCGGCAGCCTCACCGGGCGGGATTGTCATAAAAAACGCAAGCCGCCCATCTTTCAGTGTTTCCACGCTGTCGATGGGCACAGCCTTATAGGTGCTTCCCACCTTATACCGGGCCGATGCGACGCGAACCTTGGTAAAATCCTTGTACAGCCCCAGTGCATAACTCGTCATTGCCATAATCTTTCACCCCCTTTCATTGAACAAACGGCTCCTCGCCGCTCCTCTTTCCCTTGAACTTGGTTGCCGAAACCTCCACGTCCACTGCCATCGGCACTTCGTCCAGCGTCGCAGGAATGTCACTTGCGCAGGTTTCCGTTCCGGTCATTGTAGCTTTCATGCTATACTCCTCCGTTTCTCCTTCCATCGAAAGGTCAGTATCATAGATTCCAGCCGTCGTTGTCCTGTATGGGACAGTGCCAGCGGTTTCAACTTTGTACCGGGTTTCTTCCTGCCCAGCCTCCACAGCCATCTCGCCAGCGGCCAGCGCGGCTTTTGTTGTCACTTTCGGCCATGTGCCAGCGATTTGGTCTTTGCTCGTGTACGGAGTTCTGAGCTTGTCTGCTGTGTTCTCGGTGCCCACGGCGATCTCAGCCCCAGTAATGCCCGCGTGAGTTGTACGGTAAGGGATTGTGCCCGCCGTTTCCACCCGGAATGCGCTGGCCGTCCCAGTGCTGTCCACCTGCATTTCCGCATTTGCTATGCCGCCATGGGTAGCCGTCCGGGGCCATGTACCCGCAAACATCGTTTCGCTTGCATAAGGCACCCGGTAAATCAGTGCATCCAATCCGCACTCAATTTCTACCCCGCTCTGCACCTGCAAATACAGACTATCGAGATGGGCAGTCATCCGTTTGTAGATTGACACGCTCCGGTGGATTTCTTTGCGGCGCACCGGGATCAGCGCTCCGTCCACAGAGCAGATTACCCGGAAGTGTCCCGGTGTTCCCTCGTAGTCGTACCACTGTTCGATCTCTGACCGGGGATAGATTGCGGAAATGGCCCGCAAGGTTGCCCAGTCCGTTCCGTAGTATCGGCGCACTTCCAGCGCCGTCTTGATGATCCGGCGTTTGGCTTCCAGCGGGTAGGCTGCATCGTACCAGTCAACTTTGAACTGTACCGCAAGAACATCCAGAATTTCTTCCGGCTGCGAATCAATCTGGGTATACACCGCAATTCGTTCCGCTTCCCTGCGCTCTTTCTCCTGTCGGGCACGATACACCATGTCAATGATCCTGACCCACGGTTCACTCGCAACCGCCGGGGGCAAACCCTCGATCAGCCCGGTTTCCCACAGATCAGTCATCTTCGATACCTCCGTATACGATCTTGCAGCCATTCAGTTTCGCCACCTGCGTCTTGGAGATTGACACATCTTTCGGCGCTGTCAGGCGCGGGCGTTTCGCCCCTGCCTCTCGCACCAGCTTGATGAGTTCCGAGGAATCAATGTCACGTCCTATTTTCCGCTGCCAGTTCTGGTATTCCTGCACAGCTTTTTCTACATTTTCCTGAATGGTCGTCGCAGATTTTGTATTGCTCGATGCGATCCAATACGTCAAATCAATGTCGTATGGCACCTCCTCCGGGGCACAGCATATAACTAAGTCCCCCATCGGCTTTTTCACATCCTCGAAGTAATCCTCCATTCCCCGACATTCCTCATCCGTCGGCAGCCTTCCATCTTCCATGAGGAATCGAATGTAAATGGTATAACCCTCCACGCATTCCATGTCAGTGTCTTCAACATCGGTGCGCCAGCTCTTTGCGAAGTACTCATAGGCATCCTTCGGCCCTGCGTGAGAGAATATCGAAGGTGCTAGATTGATTCTCCGAGTAAATGAATCGTCATCCTCTGTGTCGGTTCCTCCGCTGCTGGCCGATGTGTTGCTTACCGACTGCACATAAGGAATCGGATCAACCAGCACATTGATTTCCCCTGCAAAAATTCCATCACTTTCGCTTCCCGCTTCGTCCGCCACAGCCTCAACATCCACCGTTAGCTGTCCCGCCGGGATTTCAGCATACTTCACGGTTTGGAAATATCTCTTGTCCCCAGTGCGCACCTGCGTTCCCTCCGGGATGCTCGTTGCGCTCTGCCGGGCCGCTGAAAGAGTGAATCGTACAACGGCTGTTGCCTTTCCGGCCTCCATGCGTTCCACGCCCACAATCGGCGCCAGATTATCAAGGTTCGATCCTGTGCTTGTCACCAGCAGCTCCGCCCTCAGACAAGCGTTGCTGTACTCCATCGTGTGATGAGAACGATGTGCCAGCGCCAGCAAAACAAGGTTTGCTTCCGAACACTTGGACAGCGATACTGTTCCGCCGTACAGTTCCTTGTTGTACTTCTCGAAAAGGGCCTTGCAGTCTGCCACGGCTTCTTCCAGTGTTTCACCATTCTCGATGGAAATATCCGGGATGTTCTCAAATTCTTTAATTCTCGACAAGCTGCCACACCACCTTTGGTATTACTTCGCCATGCACCGCGTCGCTTTCGAGCCAGTCAACCCGAAGTACCTGTGCCCTCGGTTCAAACTCTGCCGTCTTCTCGACGATCTCTGCTGTCAAAAGGCTCTTTGCGATCTCCATGGGTTTATCAAGGCACACGCTCCGGTCAATTCCCAGAAGCCGATTTCCCTCTTGGCTGCCCATCGGCGTTGTGTAGAGAACATGGAGGCACCGCGCCACGTCTTCAATTTCTTTCTGTGTTTCGCTGTCCCTCGACACCTCCAACACAGTGCTTCCAATGTCGATCATGTGTATTCCTCCAATGTCAGTTTCAATCTGCATTGTGTCAGGATACCGAGCTGCATCACCACGTCCCACTCGTCGCTTATATCCACGATCTTGAAACGGTTCTGGGCGACAGGCGAGAAGCCGATGATGAGGTAATGCACCTCTCCTGTTTCCGCCATTTCCACGAAACGGTTGAGCATTTTCTTGGGATTCACACCATAGGCCGAACTAAGCAGCAGTTCAAAGGTATACTGTTTCAGTTTCGGGCTGATGTACTCGCTTCGAGCTTTTCCGCTTGTTACGTCATGCTTTGCCCAGTTTGCACCTGTGCTTCCGGCGAAGTTCACCGGGGTCAACACCTTCAGGTGCCCAACGGTGAAGATCACATCGCCAAATGTTCCAATGTACACTCTGGCACCTCCTTATAGCGGCGGGGTCGTCGGGTTGCCAAGGTTTCCTGTGTGAGTGTGCTTCACCAGCGATTTTCCCATCACCGTCACATCGCCCGCCGCACCCGAAATATTCACGGTTGCGCCGGACGCCTTGATTGTCGGCGCATTCATGCTCAGTGTTGCCCCGGCCTTCAAATCAAGGTTAGTCGATGCGCTCACCGTGATGCTCGTTGCCCCGCTGATCGTTACCTCTCCGCTCTGGGAGATCGTCACCGTCGTCCCGCCCACCGAAATTTTGTAGCTTTTCGCTTCAAGGCTTGCGGCGTCCTCGGCCTTGTCCACGAGCTTGCCTTTCGTCTGGCGCCCTGTCTGCTTGTCGGTATACTGGGTGTAGGTGCCTTTCTCGACATCGTACACCTCGTATGCCTTTCCCTGCTCGTTGGCATAGTCTTTGCGGAACACGCCTTTCTTGCCGCCCGCCGGGGGCTTCTTATCATTCCAGTACCTACCGAGAATGACAGCATCCTCCGGGCTATCCCCAAGGTGGAGCACCAGCACCATGTCATCGACTTCCGGCATGTTGTACTCACCGTTCGCAAGGAACGCAGCGGCGGCAGTAACGGTATCGTCACGGTCAGGATAATTTACCTCACACGTCCCATTTTCATAGTCGATAGAGCTAACATATCCAACTCTTGCTTCACAGCTCACAACCTTATATCCTCCACTTTGCTGGCCTTGACCTTTGTTTTGTAGCCACTGCCCACGGAATAGGTATGGTTCAGTTCATCGACAAAATATTTTCCGTCGATCTTCGAGCCAAAACCGGAAATGTTGATGCACTGGGCCGACGCTGCCACCGGGTAGCCTATGATCGTAAAGCTGCACGACGTAGAACCGTGGTTCGCATTCCGTATCGCCGCTTTTAGTCTGGCCTTTGCGTCGGCTTCGCTGCTCACTTTTCCTGTGAGTTTCAGTTGCCGTTCCTCTGTACCAACCGTGACGGAGATGTTGATACCCTTTTTTTTATTGGTATAGGTATAGATTCCGCCAGTATAAGTACCTGTGGTTGATGTACTCCAACTGAAACTCCCCGATTCCACACAGATTGCCGTTCTGTTGTTCTTGGGCATTTCCTTGTAAGCCGTCCACACCGCACTTTTCTGCTTGTACTTTTCCCGGTCATAAATCCAGAGCTGCTGTGCGTAGACCTTGATAACCAGTGCGTAGGTTTCGCAAAGGTCTTGGAGGAAAGCGCTGTCGGTGGCGTCCTGCTCTTTGGCATCGACTTGCTGATCCTCGGCATCGAATTTCACTTGCAGTCCATACCGTTCTCCGATTTTCTTTGCGATGTTCTTGATACTGGTTTCTTTCCATGTGAAAGTCCTGCGCCGGGCACTAAAGCTGGTATCATTCGGCTTTGCCACGCCGCTGATGCTCAGCTTGTCCGGGGAAGCAGAAAAGCTCGTTTCTTCCACCATGAATGCCCCGCACTCCGCGCTGTAAGGACGGACACCGTTCACCACTCCGCCGATATTCCAGTCATAGACAATGATGGAAGGATACAGTTTCGCGCCCTTGTCGGGCATCCACTCACCCTTCCATTTGTCTTCGCTGGCCCGGATCGTAATGCTCACGCTGTCGCTCTTGGAGGCCGCGACATCTGAATAGCTGAAACTTTCAATATCCCGGCTGATTTGCTCCGAAATATTTGTTTTTTCATACATCATTCCGATGGCAGCCCTGCGCCCCTTGGGCCTTTCCACAAGCGAAATCATGCTCCACCTGCTTTCCATGGGGGCAGGTCATCGCGTTTTTCAGCGGGAAGCACCGGGGTGGACAACACCACCCCGGAATCAAACCGTGTCACTCTGATCTGCTCCGGGTTGTTCTGCATCAACCAGTCGGCCTTCAGCTCACTACCATACACTTTCAGCGCGATCCAGTCCCATGTGTCACCGGATTTTGTCGTGTACTCAGGCATAGTCTTTCTGCCTCCGTTCTCTTTCGTACCGCTCAGTGTTCTCGCAGAAACGCTCGTAGTCCTCCTCCAAAACAGTCCTCAGCTCATCAGCGGTCATGCCGCCGTACACCGTGATGTTCGGGGAATAAACATAGTTATTTCCGCTCGTACTCGTGTAGGTACGCTGATAGCTCAGGCGGCCAGAAGCGCTGCCCGGCTTTGTGGTTGATCCTTCGGAATCGGATGCGGACTTTCCAATATCCGGCAGCTCCACTTCCTGCGATGCTGCTTGCAGAGTTTGAAGATTCTGCCAGCTCAGTTCGGGATCGCCCGCCGTCGGGAAGAAGCTCACATTGCTCAGATCGAGCCTGTCCGTATTTGCGGTATATTCCAGCTCCGCCTTCACTGCATCCATATCCCGGATGGTGCCGATCACCTGCTGTGCCTTTTTGTTTCCGATGATGGTTTGTGCGCCGTTGATGGCCTTTCCAATTCCGCCGTAGATAGTCTGCGTCAGCTTGGATTGATTTTCCGTAACCGCCGGGGCCTCCATCGAAGCCACCTTTTCCAGTGCGTCCACCGCGTAATTTGCAATGTCCGTCGTCCGGCTGAATACCACGCCCATATCGGAACCCAGCAGCATGGCCGCCGCCACAGGCTCACCCATTACAGCAACATTTTGCTTTATCTGGTCGATTCTGTTCTGGCGCTGGGCTTTCGCAAAGTCGATCAGCTCCGCATTGTGGCCCGGATTGTCGGTAAATCCGCCGTTGGCAAACAGTCGCGGCTTCTCACCCGCAGCTCCCAGCAGGTCGGAGAAATCCACACCCAGCAGCTTACCAGCCTTGACCCACGTTTCGATGTTCTGCTCCCGGACATTCCGCTTGAACGAAATGACCGCTTCCGGCCCAGCCTCGCCAGCAATGGAGGGGCCATGCGTCATGCCGCCGTTGGCGAACTGCGGCAGAGCAACTTCTTTCAGGTTAAAGCCAAACTGCTTTCCGCCTATTTCCGGCACCCAGTCCGGCACCGTAATCTGGAATTTATTCAGCGCCCGGATAATGAAGTTCACTACCTTCACGCCGATGGTCGCAATGCTTTTCACCAGCCCGATGATACCGAGAACCGCAGGTTCCACGATGGGTAAGATTTTTCCTACCACATCCACCACAACCTTGATTGCGTTTACCAGCGTAGTGCCCACCAAGCTGATAATCACAGACAGCAGCGGCATAATCGCGGGCAGCCCTTCGTTCACCACAAAGCCTATGATTTCAGAGATCACAGGCTTAATGTGGTTCACGCCGAGGTCTACAATCTGCTGAATCACACCAACAACAGACTGAATTACAGGAATTGCCACGCCAAAGGCTTCGCCGAGGTTGATGCCGAAGATGTTCACGCCGGACAGCTTTTCTTGAATTCCCTGCAAACCCTCCGTCGAGAACGTGTTTTGCAGGGTATCTTTTACAAGGCTGCCGATGCTGAGGATTTTCCCTGCGAATGTGTTAAAGATCGTCAGGCCGTCCGGGCCAAACACCGTCAACACCACTTGCTGAATATCGGTGAAATGGTCGCCGAGAAGGCTCACCACCGCTACGATGGTTCCCAGCCCTGTGATGATGGGGCCAAAGGTGCCAAGGAGTGCCATAAACCCAGAGCCGAGTTTTCCGGCCACCGGGCCAATCGTACTGCTCAGCACACCAAGCCCAGCCTTTCCGACGCCGAGGGTGCCCTTTGCCGTTCCAAGCAGATCGCCGCTTCCCATTTTGTTTCCCATATTCATAATGGAACCTTTGAAGCCAGCGATTGACTGAGCCGCATTTGTTACATACTTCCCGGCAGCGGAATTTTTCAGGATTCCTTTCAGGCCGCCGCCTTCGGTCGTTGCCGTCAGCACGTCGCTTACAAAGCTGATGTTTCCTTTTTTCGTCCCGCTCTGCAACCCCTTAAAATTTTTCAGGGTTGCCCAGATACCAACGCCCGCACCGTCCAACTTCTGTCCTATTTTTCCAAGGGTTGTTGTCGGCTGCTGCGCTCCCAGCTCTGTCATGGCCGCACCATAACTAGCACCCTGAGCAAGCAGTTTCGCTTTCGGAACGCCCGACGCGATTCCTGAAACAGTTCTTTGTACAAGGCTTGTCGGGCTAAACAGGCCCAGAAGGTTTTTCACGGTAATGCCGCCCAGTGTTCCGCCGGGGGCGCCGCTCGGTTTTCCGCCAATGGCAAAATTTCCAACAGAGCGCACAACAGAAGACCCGACGTTGTACACCGACGGTGCCACGCTCATGGCCGCAAATGTCGCCGCCAGCCCGCCAATGGTTTTCGCCACCATAGGGCCGTTTTCCGTTGTGAAGTCTATCCCCTTTTGAATCCACGGAAGCGCGGCCTGTGCTGCCGTTCCGATGCCCTGAATCCCAATCTTCAAAAGCGGCAGAATAGAATTTACAAGGTTCGTGAGATCGGGCAGATTGTCTGTGATCCCATTTGCTATGTCAATCCACATTCCGGCCAGCTCTTTCTTCGCCGGGAGGAAAGCATTGCCGATACTGATGAGCAAGCGATCCGTTGCGTTGCTTGCCATCTGATCTACGGCTTCACCAGTGGATAGCTTCACCAACAGCTCTTTTTCCATGCTTCCGGTGGAGTTTTCCGTGTCGTTTGCCATAATCAGCGCATCATGAAATGCGGGCAGGTTGCCCACAATTTTCGACACGCCTTCAATGGCCCACTGTCCAAACAGGGTTTTAATCATGTAGGTCTGCTGATCCTTGTCCTGTTTGGAGATTGCTTCAAAGACGGAATAGAGAGTGCTTGCCGCGCCATCCTCGCCGTTCGGCCCTGTGGTCTGCATCGACTTAGCTACGCCCTCCGGCGTAAAGCCCAACTGCTTCCACACCGCCGTCTGCGCCTTTGTTGCGCCGCTGCCCAAGCTGACATTGGTGTAAACTCTGTTCAGGGTGGTTCCCGCCTTACTGTCGGTCACGCCCATTGCCAGCAGCGTCGATGCCAGTGCCGAAGTCGTGTTCAGATCAACGCCCGCCGTCTGGCCGACGCCGCCGGACACATTCACAACGCTCGCAATTTCCGCCGCTGTGGTTGCCATATTGGCCCCCAAATAGTTGATGGTATCTGCTACGCCAATAATTTCCTTGTGGGTTTTTCCGAAGGCCGTTTCCCACTTTGCCATGTAATCGGCGGCAGACTTCGCATCAATATCCCATGCTGCGGACAGTCTGGCCGTATCGTACAAATAGCTTTTTGTCGTTACGTTCTCGCCAGTAGTTGCATCCTTTTCCGTTTTATCGAAAAAAATCTGCTCATAGGTTTTGCCAGACTGGCCCAGAGCCGCCGCGATCTCTGACATTTCGGCTGGCTTGATGGGGATTTGTGTACTCATCTTCAAGATTTGGTCGGACATTTCCGACTGTTTTTCCTTGTTGATGCTTCCATCCTCATTCAATACGCCTTGGATGTACTTTGTCGGGGCAGCAATATTGGCTTCATGTTCCTCCGCCAGCGCAGTGGTTTCCTTAATCATCAGCCCTGCCGCAGTCGTCAGGGCCGTCATGACACCAAGCCCAGTCTTACCGATAACGCCCATGGTTTCTGCCATTGCGCTACCGAGAGACTGAGTGCCGCCGATTGCCTTTGTCAACGAGCCTGTGAGACCCTGTGCCTGTTTTATCGCCTTGCTCAGCGAAGGATCAACCTTGCCGACAATGCGAATACTCAGGTCTAACGCGCCATTTCCTGCCATACTTCCGCCACCTCGTTACATAGCTCAACCAGCTCTCTCCTCGGCAGATGCAGGTAGTCGCTCAGGCTGGAATGGGTCACTGTGGAAAGCTGTATTGCAGCCTTTCGCAGTGCTTTTGCCCCACCCCTTATGCGAAAAAATCAGCATCCACCACATCGCGCAGCTTCACGGCCTCGCACAGCGGCAGCCCGGTAAAGAAATCCTCCGGGTAGCCGCTGCCCATGCTGGCGATAATCACGGCGTACAGATAATTGCGGCCAGTGTTCATCGCAGCGAAGCCCGCCGCCGTCATGCGGTTCTCGGCGGTAGATTCGCTCATCGCGTTCAGCTCGCCGACGCCAGACAGGTCGATGGATTCAAAGGTCTGTCCCGCGATCTCCGCCTTGGTCTGGCCCTCGTAGGTGTAGGGAGAAGCAAAGCGCAGAACGTGAGCTTTCATATCTTCCTCCTTGTAGTTCGAGTTCAGGCTCTTGATGATCTCGGCCTGAACTTCTTTGATCCGGGCGCGGGGCATCAGCTTGAAGAACTCGATCGGCTTCCCACTTGCCTTCACGCCCATCTCGATCACAAAGGCAGTGGATGTTTCCATGATGGTTGCCGCCGCACGTTCGCCGCGATTATTCAGGGTCTTCTGAACCTCGATCAGATCAGCGACGGTCATGGTGTTCAGGCCGGGCAGTTCCAGTTCCTTATACTCCTTACCCTCAAAGGTATAGGGCTTCGTAAACTTCACAGTGTTGTTTGCCATTGCAGTTTCCTTTCTCTAAAAAGAATCAGCCGCCCCACCTCGGAGCGGCTGACATTCTGCCGTTTTCTTTAGATCAGCGCGTTAATGACTTCGCGCTGGTCTTCCTCATCCACATAGTAGCGGCCAGCGAACTTGTCAATATCAACGACAGTCACGCCGTCAATCTCGATCAGATAGCGGGTCACTTCCAGCGTAGTAGTGCTGTCCATCGTGCTGGCCCGCTTCACCGTGCCGGGATCAAGTTCTTTCGGCTTGCCGCCCAGAACGATCCGCATACCAGTGTAGGTGTAGCCGCCATCCTTGTTTTCGCTCTGCAATGCTGCACGAAGCGTGACCTGAATGGTTTTATTCGGGTTCAGCATCTTCGCCGCATAGGAATACAGATGGTTCCATTTCAGGGTTGCTTCCATGGATTCAAACTGGCCCGGCACCGGGGCTTCCACATCGCCGCCAACGCCCATACCAGAAACCGTGGTGGTCTTATTTTTGATCTTAGGCAACTGCACTTCATCTGCCAAGCCGATCAGCTTATCAAGCTCGGAATATACGTTGTAGTCATTGACTACTTCGGGAATAACGTTATTCGACACTTTCAGGCTCATGGTCTACATTCTCCTCTCTTACAGCGACAGCGCGGATTTCAGCGCGGCCACCTCATACTCCTGCGTATCCTTGACGGCCTTCATCGGAGGATACGGAGTGACGTACTGGTAGAAATGGTAGGTGCCGCCCACCAGCTCCGTCTCCGTGTTTTTCTCCGTGTCTGCGATCATGCGGTAGCTCGCGCACACCTCGCTGGACACATACTTTGCACCCTCCACATTTTCGCTGTCGATGATAGACTGCAACATCCGGGGCTTCATGGGCTTGTCGAGCTTGCCACGATTGTTCAACACGAAGCGCACCCAACTGTAATTGAAGAAACGACGAATGCACAGGAAGCAGTCCTTCGGGTCGGTATTGGCCGGGTAACAGGCGGTCTCATTGCCCCAGATCACAAAACTATCGCTGCGGGTAAAGGTCGCCACACCAGCGTCGTTCAGGAAGTTGCCGCGCTCATCATCCATCAGCACTTCGGTTCCATCTTCGAGGCAAGCCGCCGAGATGGGAACGCTGACATTGGAGGGGCTTGCATTCGGCAGGTTCTCATTCTGGCCGTCATTGTAGGCAATGGCAGCGCCCGCCAGAGAACTACCGCTGTAAACCGTATCGCCGATCTTACCATACAGCCACAGTGCGTATGCCTCACGAGAGGTTGCGCCCTGCTTCACTTTCTGGGCGGAAACATCGGTGTACTTCTGTGCGCCGTCCGCGCTGCTGTCAATGTCGATGATGCAGACAGCGTTGAAGGTGCCATTGATCTTCCGGCACTTTGCCTGCAATGCAGCACAGACCAGCGCATTCTTGGAGAAGCGCGGGGCCAGCAGGATGCCCGGAACCTTGCCGAACTTGGGATAAACCTGCCGGACAATTTCAAGGCCAGTTTCGGCGCCAGTGGCCGTACTCACACCGCCGACAATATCTGCTGCCGTCACCTTGGAGGGATCAACCTTGGTGCCGCTGATCGTCAGCGTAGTCGCGCCATCGCCCTTGCCGCCGGAGATCAGAACCAGATTCACGCTGCCGTCATCATTGAATGCGGCGGTATAATCCACATCAGCGGTCAGCGCGGTGGTTTCCTTTTTCACCACCAGCTTGTCCAGCAGCACACCTTTCTCGTCGATCAGTGCGATGCCATCATTGACCTGCACCGTCTTGGTTTCCAGCGCGGTGTTATGCTTTGCTGGATCAAGCACATTGATGAGGACAAGCGGGCCGACGCCCATCACCTGAAAGCTGGCGCTGATCGCCTCGCACAGCGTATAGGATGCAAAGTCGCTGTCGTAGCCCACAGCAGCGACGGCCTCCGCATAAGTACTCGCCCACAGCGGCGTATTCACTGCTGCTGCCGGATTTGCCAACTGATTTACCGGGGCGGTGCCCACGACAACCTGCAAGGCAGAATCCACCGAGATCGGAGCGGTAACGCTCGACGGCGCTTCGGTAACATAAAAGCCATGGTTCATAGCCATCTGTTTTCCTCCTTACTTCAGGAGGGCTGCGGCCTTCTTGTACAGAATATTTTCCGCCGTACCCTCTTTTTCAACCTTCATCCGCATCTCTGCGAACTTCTCACGCGGAACGATCAGGGCCTTCACGATGGGGAACGCCTCTGCCTTTTCCACCAGCTTTGCGGGCAGTCCATCAGTAAACACCGTGTACTGCGGCGCAACGCCCTTGATGTTGGGGCCGCAATAGACCTGCGCCTCAACTACTGCATCCTCGGCTTTTGCCGCCGGGGTAGTCTTTTCTTTCTCGCTCATATCAGTTTCTCCGTTTCTTTGTTTCGGATAACATTCGGAACATCGCAGATCATATTCACGATTCCCCAGTAGTAGTCATCCATATCATCATCCGATAAGTCCCACTCCACCGGAGAATCGTCGTTGATCTTAAAGGTGCCGCCAAAGACAGGCTGTTCCTCAAAATGCTGGATAATTGCTTCCTTGATGTTCACGGCGTCAACATATCCTTGGCGGTCAACGTTTTGGTCGTATGCGCAGAAGATCAGTTGAATCAAGACCTGCTGTGTTTTTGCGGTTAGCTTTTTGATCGTCCCGCTCGTTTCTTTCACGATCAGGCACGGATACGGCGATTCATTTGTGTCAATGTTGTCGTCGTCATCCGTCTGGATCGGAATGAACTGTTTGTAGATTTTCAGGGGCTTCATGCCCTGCTGACCGGAAAATGTTCTGCCCTTGAACAGAGCCTTCATTTCCTCAACCATAGCCTGTTGGCACATCTCGCTGGTATATCCGGCTACTCCCGACATGTCAGATCAGCCCCTTTCTCTTAGCGTTGGCGATCACCTGCTGGATGCGGATTTCAGTGTTCCGCCTCAGCATGTCTTCCACCGTCGCTTCCTGCATCTCCCACACCGTCCGGTGCATCGCGGAAGCCGATGGGCTGCTCATTGTTACGAGTTTTTCATTGGGCTTCCAGCGTTTCTTCCCGCTTTCGGTATAGTCCTTTGCCGCCGGAACGCCCAACTGCCGTTGAACCATTCCCACATGTCCCGACTTAAACTGCACCAAAAAGCCTTTACTCTTTTCGCTGGTTCCTGTCAGGTTTTGCATCGAACTATCTTTCAGGACGCGCGCCTGAAAGTGGGGCGGCGCGTTTCGGACGTTCGGCCCCATGAAGGGGGTACGCGGGTTTGTTTTGAAATAGCCCAAATCTGCCCGGAATGCACCCGGATCATTTTTGGTGATTCCGAGTGTTGCCGCCAGCCTCCGATTGGTGGCCCGCTGCCGCTGGCGCAGGTCTTTTATCATGCGCCGCCCGGCTTCATTCAGATCGTAGCGTTTCTCCACCTCATCAAGCAGGAGCTTCCGCCCCTCTCTTGCGGTGCGGTTTATCGCCACTTTGAGTGTCGCTGGCATTTTGTCGCTCAGGGTTCCAAGGGCGCGGGACACTTCTTCACTGTTCACAGATACCGTCATGTTGCCGACATCATACGACGTTTTGAAGTTTGCCATTATCTTACCCTCATAAGCTCCATACGGTAGACCCCGGCTTTCAGAGAACAGCTTTTGATCTTATAATCCTTGTTGCCGTCCATCACCATCCGCTTATCTGCCTTTGGCATCGGCCCATAGTCTTCTTTCTTGATGTACAAAAGCAAATCCGCCTTATACATTCCCTCATCGAAAGATTGCCTTGCGCCGCCCTCCCAATGCGCTGCACGTTCCGCGACGCCGGGATGCTGGATAATGCACATCCGGTCTTTACCATCAATGTTTCGCATTTCTGCGAACTCATCCAGATTGAAAAAGACCATCTCAATATCTCGCGCCACGCAGTCCTTGAACGTCAGCGGCATTTCTTCTTCGGGCAGGTCGCCGTAGTTCTGATCCACGTCGAACGGCATATCAGCAGACCTCAGCAACGAGCCAAGAATCCACCTTGTCGGGGATGGTCAGCGGGCGGGTCTGCAACTCCAGAATCTTGCGATCCGGGCCATGCTTCACATAGGTGCGCAGCAACCGCTCCGTCTGTGCAGTAACGGTGCGCTTGGTAACATCGTCGATGTAGGAGCAGCGGGCATACGCTCTCATGAAGTCCGGGTTGGAAGGCATGAGGGCGATCTTGTTGTCGTCGATCAGCGGCTTGGTTTCCGGGGCCAGCGGGTTCGTCCAGTCGTCCAGATACACGCCATTGTAGGTGTAAATATCCAGATCGGGGTCATTCAGGTGGCCGATGTACTTCACGCCGCCGTCCAAGTCCTTCGGGTGGATAAGGCCCATCTCAATGCGGCGGTTGTCGAGCAGCTTCTGGACGCCTTCGTCGTTCAGGAACTTGCGCAGTGCCACCTTGCCCATAATGGCATGATCCACATTCGCAAAGCCGTTCACGAGAACCATGTCAACCCAGTCGCCCAGATTGTCCAGCGGCGTTGCGCCGGATTTGCCCCACTGCTTCGCGGTGTCCAGCTTCACCTTGTTGGTGAAGCCGAACTCGATCACCTCATTCACGCCCTCACCGATAACGTGAATCTGGCCCTCCATGATGGCCTGAACAGCCATCCACTCCTCGCGCCGGGTCGCTGCATCGTTCAGCTTCTTGTATTCCTCAATAAGCTGCTGCGCTGCCCGCTCCTCCGGGGTCTTGCCGGAGTAAATATCCTCACCCGGCAGACGTTCCAGTGCATCTTCGGCAGTCGTCACATCCAGCGGGTTGACGAGCGGGGGCGCGTAGCTCTCAGTGGCATAGCCCGCATTCCGCATAACCTTGCCACCAACCAGAGGATGCACGAACGGTGCCATGCGGCGATCACCCTTCACAATGTCCAGATCGACACGCTTGGTCGGGAACGTCTTGATATGGGTGAAGTACTTATCAAGGAAAAAGGTATGCACCGGGGGAGTGGTGCGCACCACCTCAGCCAACGTCCGAGGCTCATACAGATTGATTTCATTCGCCATATTCTTGGCCCTCCTTATTTCAGAAAGACGCCGATGTTCCGCAGAGGAACTTTAACGTCAGCAACCTTCACGCCCTCCGGCAGCACCAGCGCATCGCCAAAGAACTCGCCAGTCAGGAAAATCACGGCTTCCTCGCCGCTCGCCGCGCCGTCTGCCGCGATGCCATACAGACCAGTCAACGACAGCGCATGGCTGCCGTCCACCTTTGCGATGGGCGAAATCTTACCGTCTGCCAGCAGGACGGGCGCGTGAGCCTCAATGTCTGCGGCGGCCTCCTTGGTTGCAGAGGTAATGCCGATCCGAGTACCCGCGATGAAATACTTCGGTTCAGTGCTGAACTCCTGTCTTTTCAGATCCATGCTCATAGCCGTGTCCTCCTTACTTCACGCCGTTCGCGCGGCGGATTGCATCAATGATGCCGTTATTTGCCTTGTCCTTCGGCTTAGTGTCAGCAGGGGGCGCAGAGGTCACATCGTTCGCGCCGCTGTCCTTTGCGTCCTGTTCCATCTGCTCCATGTACTTGCCGCCCTGTGCCTTGGTGTGCTTCATGACAGCGACAGCGTATGCGCTGGCCGTCATAGGCTTGGTGAACTTCGCTTCGTTGGTGATCTCATCACTGCCGGGCAAAGCCATGTCCTCGATCTCCTTAATGCGGGTGCGCTCGGCCTCGGTGGCCTCTTTGACGATCTGATCCACCAGTTCCGGGTATGCCGCATGAAGGGCGTCCGTGGTCTTGATTTCCATATTTGCCTCCTCGTGGTTGTCTGTTCCCAGCTTTTCCGCCGGGGTCGTATTATCAAAACCGCCCAGAGCATTCTTCGCTTTCAGGCGGTTTCTCACAAAATCGGGTGCCTTGTCGAACGGCAGGTGCATTCCGATGCCGTTGACAAACAGCATTCCGCTGCGGTTCTCCACCACAGCGCTCTCCTCGGCATTCACCAGTTCATCCACAAAGCCGTTTTCTTTGGCCTGTTCGCTTGTCCACCAGTTTGTTTCGTCCATCCACCGGGCCACTTCGTCCTTTTCGCGGCCAGTTTTTTTCGCATACAGACCTACGATAGATTCCCGGATCGTGTTCAACGCCTTCAGGCAGTTGTTCAGCTCCGTCGCGTCCATGTAGTCACAGATTCCCATGCGTACCGGATGCACCATGTAGATGGCATCATTGGCCGCGATCACCTTGTCCGCATGACAGGCCACGATGGTTGCCGCGCTGGCGCACAGGCCGTCGATCTTCGCCGTCACGGCTGCCGGGTGCTGTTCCAACTGGTTGCCAATAGCGTCAGCGGCAAAAACATCACCGCCGCTGCTGTTGATCCGCACCGTAATCTCACTCACATCACCAAGGCCCGCAAGGTCATCCGAAAACTGCTTCGGTGTAACCTCATCGCCCCACCAGCTCGACTGCGAAATATCGCCGTAAAGAAGAAGTTCCGCACTCTGGCTGTTTGCCTGATTGCGGAACTCCCAAAACTTATTGGTCGCTTTCTGGGTCGTCGGGGAACTCGTGCTGTTTGTCATCGCCATTTACCTCCATCAGCTTCTTTTTTTCACTCTTGCGCTGGCGGACATTGGCCATGTAATCGCCGCCTGTGAGCTGTGCCGTTTCCTGCTGGGCCGTAGAAAATGCGCTGTCCACGCGCATGATTGCCGCCTCGACTTCTTTTTTGGCGTCAAGGCTTGTCCGTGCCGGGCCATTCCAGACGCAGTTCATATAGGCTTTGGCAATGGCCGGGTCATCGAAAAAGCCGGGTGCGGTAATTCTTCCGCGAACAACCGCTTCCGTGAACCACTGTTCATAGATAGGCTGGCAGAAGTCACTTGCGAAGCTATCCCGCATCATCCCGCAGGTTCTCCAAAATTCGTTCAGGGCGCCACGGCTGGCAGAGTAATTGGAAGAAAAGCTCTTGTAAAGCACTTCCGGCGGAATTTCCAGCGCCGCGCCGATCTGCTTTGTCATCGCGGCCATGAATCCATCGAACGTAGTCGTCGGGTGCTTCGGGTCGAGCATATGGGCCTTCTCGCCTTCCCGCAGATCAAAGATGGCCGCCGGGGCCAGCGCAATGCCGTAATCGTCATCCGGGCCGTCCGGGTTCTCTTTCCTGTCCGGCTCCTCAGCAAACGGCGGCGAGCTGGTCGGGCTGTCCCGCTCGATCATCACCGTAACCATTGCGGCGATCATTGCAGCGTCCAGCTCTGCTTCGGTATACCGCCCGATCTGTTTGAGCGATTCAAGTACCGGGGCAAGCAGCGGAACACCGCGCCGCTGTCCTGCACGTTCACGCTGCATCACATGGAGGACATTTCGCCGCCCGGTAGCCGCGCCGTAGGCTTCCACCCGCGTCCATTCAGCCGGGGCGTTGTAGTCCGACGCCAGCGGGTGCCTATTGCAAATCCAGTAGGCCACCACGGCGCCGCTCGCATCCGTTTCCACACCCTGCACGATCTGATGAACACTCACGCCCTGCACCGTTCTGGGGAATAAAACATCGTCGCCGTTCGGGCTGCACACCCGGTCAGCTTCGATCAGCCGCACTTTCAGGCCATACGGCTGCCAGCTTTTCGGCTTCGAGTACGGCATAATGGCAAACGAATCACCATTCATCAAATACCCCTCGAAAGCCAGCATTTGCAGTTTCCAGAAATCATCCGTCTGGTCGGCATCGCACATCGGGCTGTCCGCCCACAGGTTAAATTCCCGGATGATCTGGGCTTGCAGATTCTCCGCCTGTTCCTCCGATAACTTCAAGAAGTCGGCGTCCACCTGCGGCGTCGGCACCAGACCGGAACACACCACATTTGTGCGCAGGGTTTTCACCGCGCCTGTTGCCATCGGGATACCCATGTAGGCGTCTCGACTTCTCTGGCGAAGGGTATCAAGGTTGTCCTCAATGTCCTCCTTCGAGCTTCCGCCGTAGTAATTCCAGCCGCGCATACTGCGCTTGCGGTGGTTCGCGCCGTAGTTTCCATAGCCGCTGTTGATGATGTTGAGGGCGCTCCGGGCCGCTGCCCGCTTCACTGCATAGCGCGGCGCCACGGCGGCAATCGCCTTGTCAAGCACATTTGCCATTTCGATTCACCCTTTCACACATCATGCGGCACAAAGTTATAGATGCGGTTGCGCCCGCGCGATTTTTCCTCAGCTTCCGCTTCGGCCACCTTGCTCGCCCAAAACTGGATGTTCTCTCGAATCTGTTTCAGGCTGGCGCGGGTCAACGTCATCTGCTCGATCTGGTAGCTCTGGCCTGTCGATACTGCGATCTCTGCTTTCAGCCAGATATTAAGGTGCTGCTGCGCAATCTCTTTCGGAAAAATTGCCATAAGTTAAATGCCTCCCGACAGTCTTCTTCTGCCCCGCTGCGGAACTGGCTGCGGGTGCTGGGGTTCTTCGCCGGGAACTTCCAGTCCGGGCGGTCTTGTGATCTCAATGGCGGCAAGGTTATAGTTGCGAATATCAAACGGCTCATTTCGCTTGAACTTCGGGTCTTTCAGTTCCCACACTTCCACGCGCCGTCCGTTTTTGTATCGGATCACCTTATGTTCTGCGGTCAGGCCCGCAAAGTAGTTTTCGGTGTAACCTGCATCCTCCGCCGCTGGGAAATGACAGTATCCCGGCCCTTTCAGGATGATGCGCAATCGGTCAAGTACCATATTCTTTCCGGCATCTACGCCCAGAACGAATTGATCTGCCCGGACGCGGTTGTTTCTCGTCGGGTTTCGGATAAAGTCTACATCCGCGCCGCCTCGGCCCTTAATGGGCCAAATGCGGCGGTCTGCCCGCTCCTTGCAAAACCGCAGCATCTCATTGGTGAAATGGCCCTGACTATCTATGCAGGTAGCAAAGATGGGCATTTCCGTGCCGTCCTTCTTCTTCCACTTCTTCGCAAGGAAAGCGTCAAGGTCGGCCCACACCTGTCCACGTTTGAGATCACCGTATATTTTCTGGTATCGAATGCCCCAAGATTCTTTCCCGATTCCCCAACCAACAACCTCGGCTTCAAATCGGTTATCTTGGGTATCCACTCCGCACGTCAAATAGATTACGCCATCTGGCACCTCGGCCTCGTAGTATTCGCGGCGGGCAAAGAGCGCATTGGATTCCATGCTCTCGCCCTTTTCTTCCCACGGAAGTCCCAAGTCGGTGTTGACCCAAACTTTCATCTTCTGGTAGTCGCCGCGCTTCTCATCCTCATCCGCTTCAATGAATCGCTGTACGATTCCTTGCCAGCCACAGAGGGTGGAGCCGAAGGTATTCATGTGGAAGCCCCTGACCTTACGTTCCGGGTGGGCCGCTACCCACTGGCCTTTCGTGCTGTTCCGCTTCCAGCGGTATTCGTTATCTATTGCGCCGCACTCGACGCACCGATACTGCACACCACCAGCGGGCCAGTTCTCCCGGTCATACACTACGTTCTCCCAGACGAACGGTTGCAAAAAGCCGCAGTTCGGACAGGGTACATTCCACTCCTCTTGGGTGGATAGCTCGTACTCATCCAGAATGCGGCTTGTCGCTTTGTTGGTCGGCGTCGAGGTCATCACGGTCTTTCTGTCCCAGAACGTCGTTTGTCTCTTTTCTGCCAGCTTCAAGGGGTCGCCCTCTTTGCCCGCGCTGGGCGGGTAGGCGTCCACCTCATCGGCCAGCAGAATCTTGATGGGGCGGCCACGCAGGTCAGTGGGGGCATTGGCTCCCACAATTTGCAACTGGCCGCCGGGAAAATTCTTCTTCATGATGGTACAGCCGCCGCGTCTGCTCTTGTCGTCCACAAGGCCATGCAGCGCCGGGGTGTCCCGGATCATCGTCGCCAACCTGTCCTTAGAAAAGGATTCTCCAAGGTTCACGGTTGGCTGAATCACCATCATGGGGGCCGGACGGTATTTCATATAGTAGCCGATAGGGTTCAAAATGAATCCGTCGGTCTTCCCTGTCTGGGCGCAGCCCATGAATACCACCTGCCGGACGTGCGGATCACTGATCGCGTCCATCACGCCGCGCTGATACGGCGCATTGTCCGTGTGCCACTGGCCCGGTGCCGCCGACGCTTCCGGCGACAGCTTCCTATATCTATCCGCCCACTGGCTGAGTGTCAAATCTGGCGGCGGTTTCAGGCTGTCCAGCATTCTCCGAAACAGTGATTCCGTTTGCGGTTCCAACTGAATCGTCGCCATGCTCCCCACCGCCCTCCTTGATACATCGGCCAAATGGGCAAAAGGTTGTTTTCTCGTTTACCCGGCTCGCCCAAAGGCAGCCCCAGCACTTGCCCTTATTCTTCCTGCTCATCGTCGGCATCATCCTTTAGCTCGGCCATTGCCACGTCGTAGCCGCTCAATTCTTCCAGCGCCTCATCTACCGCGCGTTTCAGAATATCGTATGTTTCCTCCGGCGTCGTTGCCTGTGCCAGAGTGTCTGCCAGCTTGGTGGGAATATCCAGCAGCCGGGTTTTGAAGTTGCCAGCCATGGTTTTCAAGCCGCGCTCAATGTCCTCCGTCCGGTGGAGGTTTCCTTTGGCTTCATCCAACTTCATCTGCTCGATCTCATTCCGGGTCTTCTCCCGCTCTGCACGGGCGGCGGCCAAGTTGGCGAGATCGTCTTTTCCGCCTGTCTTATAGTCGATGTACTGCCGGACGACGGTGCGTACATCAAAGATACCGGGGCGAACCTCGGTAAGCACTCCCTCGTCCCGCAGCTCCCGCACACGGCGTTCGGTGATTTTGAACCAGCTTGCCACGGCTTTACTCGTGTACAGCGTCATCCTCATCATCCTCCTTGCCGTCCGAAATTTCTCCGGTGGCCCTCATCCTCATAATTTCGAGCCGCTGCTTTTCCAGCTCCAACCGTAGGGCGTCCATCTCGTTCTTCTGCATCTGGGCGGCGGCGGTGAGGATTCTACCATGGATTTTGTTCAGCGCCTCTTGCAGTTGAGTGCTTCTCTGATCGGGTGTTTCCTTATTGTACATTCCGATCTGCTGCTTGCCACCATCCTGTTTCTGCTTGCCGTTCCCGCCCGGCACTCGCATATCCATGACGCTAAATGTAATCATCGTGTCCGGCGGCAAGGCCCGGTACTCGCTGATCTTGTCAAGGATGTACTTTTCCCGCAAAAGCAGAATACCGATCTCGTGGGAAGTCAGCGCCGTACTGTTCGTGGGCGCATTCTCCACGATCTGCTTTTCCGCCGGGGAAAGGTTTTCATAGAAGATCGCGGAGTAGGCGCCCTCTTTCTCTGCATTTGAGTTTCCCACCGGGGCACCACCGCCGGGGTTGCCCTTGGCGTTTTTGTTTCCCGGTTGCGCCCCGCGCTTCTTTGTGATCTTCTCCTCCCACCTGTCCGCCGACTTCCAGCGGCGCAGGGTGTCGTATTTGATCCCGCGTTCTTCTGCAAACTGCCGGAGGTTGACTTCCTCGCCGCGTTCCCTTCGGGCAACATACTCAGCGCGGGCGGCATCGCGCTCACCGCTTCGCTTTGCCATCTGGTTTTTCCTCCAACAAAAAATGCCCCGCCGGGCGAACCCGACAGAGCATTGATATTTCGTACCGCCCAGCGGCGGCACACCTGATATAAGAGAGGCCCCTCGGTGCTTCCACCGTGGGGCCTCTCGCTTGATTCCACTGTACCCATTATAGCACAAAAAACGTATCATAGTGTATCATCTTTTGCTCAATGGGGCTATTTGGGGGGCTTTCAGTTGTAAACAATTTATGTCATTGTCTTTTGTAGGATCACCAGCGCCACCAAAATTGCGATTGCAAAAATATGGAACCAGTAGATGTACGGATACCTCTGCCACGTTGATACGATCCACCATTTGCTTGCATCAACATCTCTTGCGAGTGAGTGGCCGGATATTTTTGCGATGAAAAAGATCAGCATAAAAAGAATGTCGAATACGATGATTCCTACCACCACCGAGTAAAACGAAACGATATAGACACTAACCTCATTCAGCTTATCAAATCCAGATGTGAACATCGAAAGGCCAGACATGAATCCCACCACAACCGCAGAGAATATTCCCAGAATTGTGATTGACTGTTCATGGAATCCAGTCACTCGCGCATCCAATTCCTTTTCGGTTTTCTCCGTGGCTTTGTTCAGCGCGATTGCTTCCATCTGGATGCTTTCAGCTCGATCCGCATCTCGCTTCACCTGAGACATTCGGTTAAGTCGAAGACATTCAAGTTCAATGTGATCCAGAAGTTTTTTCACCGATCTTGCAGTTCTACGAACTTCTGCGCTGTCCCCCTGCATCTCCGCAACTTCAACCACTCTGTCCAGATATACCGGAAGTGAATCTCGCTGCGCCGGATCGTACTTTTCCAAGCAAGAAGATATGGTGTAATAGGAGTGGCGAAAATCCGGGTCACTGTATATCTCTGAGAATCTATCCCAGCACTCTTTTGCAAAATCAGTGGTTGGCTCAGAATCCAACTCATCGGCGCAGCCTCGTTCAACAATGTCTCCCAGAAGCTCCGTCAACTGTGTCATTTTATCTTCGACGATTTCTTTTGACATGCTCTATCCTCTTACTTCACACCAAGCGGATCATTTGCACTGAAAAAATCTTTGATGCTCATAACATCAATCGTCTGATTTCTGAACGTATTTCGCCATGGGTCTTCCGTGTGGGTTTTGTCCACAAGCTGTCTCGCCGTTTTCTGTAAACAAGCATTGATTACCTTGCAGATATAGCCAGATTCTCCATAGCTCAACCCGCCAAAATAGTTTGTTACTTCTTCGGCGTCAATAGGCGATGCACCATAGGAGCAAAACTTAAAGTATGCCTCCGGCACGACAGGGCCGTATGCCCAATTCACGATCTCGTCTTCAAAGAGCGGCTTTCCGAATCGAGCCAGATAATAACCCTGTACATAATAAAGGGTCTTTTGAAGTTTCAGATTCGTCATCTGGTATCCGTTCAGTGCCGCATAAGCAATAATGCTCTTTGCCACTTCGATTGCAGTCATCACGCAGACCCCCTTTTTATTTTGTGCATAACTTTAATCTATTATATCAGATTTTGCTTCGTCAGTTTGCATGAACATATTTCTATACTTTATTCAGTTTTACTAATTTTTGTACACACATTTACTCACTTCCAAATTTTTGACCCCACCACCCCTTTTTCATAGCCGGGGAGCGGAAGCCCTTTGAAAATTTTTATACCTAGAAATATTTTGGGGCTTCGGAACCCGCATTTGTCGCGCGCGCGGGCACAGTACCTTTCCGGCACCAGGTGCTCCTAACATTATAATCTTC